CATCTATCGGGATTTTTGTGCAAACGGCTTTTATGTCGTTCCTTCCCAAGCACTTACAGCGACTAGCTAACACGCAATGTTAGGTATTGATAATCCACCTTTGCTTGTGATAAGGTAATCATATGACATTTGGGCAGCGCGTAAAAGAGTGCCGAAAGCGGCTTAAAATGACGCAATCACAGCTTGCGGCGTGCTGTGGGGTATCTAGGATTACCGTGCAAAATTGGGAACGTGCGGAGTCTGCGCCGGAATCATGGCGACACGCGGCACTATTGCAGATAGCATTGCGCAAGCCTTTGCGGTGCTTTGTGAGGCCGGATGAGTAGACCTAAAGCCCCAGCAACGACAAAACGCATAGGCAGACCCCCGGCTAAGGCGGAATATGGTATCGACGATTACCGGGCAATCTCGCAAGCCCAAGTAGCCACGCTGTTTGGTGTGACGGCGCGGGCGGTTCGGGAATGGGTGGGGGTTCCGCGCAACGAGAATGGCACGTATGACCTGCCAGCCTTGATTCAGTACCGCGCATCCCGGAACACGGGCGGCGATGTTCTGGCTGGTTTAACCCCGGAAGAGCAACGCGACCCCGATTTGGTGGCGGCATACCTAGACAATACCGGCGTGCGGGACCAACTTATCTACTGGAAGATGGAACGCGAGAAATTGAAGCACGGGCAAGAGTCTGGGCGGCTGGTATCGCGTGAAGATGTGCGCGGGAAGTTGATGCAGTTGGCCGGGCGGCTGCGCGATGGTGCCGATATCCTGCGCCGTGGCTTTGGTAACAACGCCGCCAAGGTGCTGGACGATACGATAGGCGAATTGATAGCGGAAGCCCAGCGCGAAGCGGAGGAAGAATACCGCATGGCGCAAGAAAAGAAAGCGCAAGCGGCGGAGACTGTCAAGAATATCAAGCGGCGTGCCACGGTTGAGGATGATGACAATGGCGAGTAGTCCATTTATCCAGCCCGCTACGGCGGATTGGGTGGAATTCCTGCAAGCTGCTAGGCCACGGCAGATACGGGATATGCTGGAATGGGCAAGGGACACGTTGCGCATACCAGACGGGCCATTTGCTAATCAATCGTATGACCCTGACACACAGCCATTCTCGCGGATATGGCTTGAACAGCTTTGCAAAGATGAATACTACCGGCGCGTATTCATTGGCCCCCAACAATGCGGTAAGACGTTCAACGCCTTTGGTATCCCAACGCTTTACAGCCTGTTTGAGTTGAAGGAAACCACACTTTGCGGTGTTCCTGACTTGGCGATGGTGAATGACAAGTGGGAAGTTGACCTGCTACCCATGATTAGGTCGAGCGAGTACGCGGATTTGCTGCCCACGGCGGGTGCTGGCAGCGGAGGCGGGCGCGTGAAGGACATGATTAAGTTTCGCAACGGGGCTGTGCTGCGCTTTATGACAGGTGGCGGCGGCGATAAGTCTAGGGCGGGCTTCACTACCAGAATCTTGAACGTGACAGAGATAGACGGATTCGATTCAGCGGGGGCGACAAGCCGCGAAGCCGACAAGTTGAGCCAATTAGAGGGCCGCGTGGGGGCGTTTGGCGATGCCTTTGGGGTAAAGCCCTACGTGACTTTCGAGTGTACGCTTACGGATGAGGATGGGCGAAGCTGGCGCGAGTACAGCGCGGGGACAGAATCCCGGTTAGCGATGCCCTGCCCACACTGTGAGCAGTACGTAAGCCTTGGGCGCGATGATTTGGTTGGCTGGCAGGATGCAGGAACGATAGTACGGGCGCGTGCGTTGTCGCATTTTGTCTGCTACGAATGTAAAAGCCCTTGGACAGACGCAGAGCGTAAAGAGGCGGCGAAATACTCGGTACTCGTTCACGCGGGGCAGTTGATTGACGGCGGCGGCAACGTAACCGGCGAAGCCAAAGAGACTGAAACGCTAGGCTTTCGCGTGAGTGCGGTAGATAACATGTTCAAGACGATGGGGGACTTGGGCGTAGCGGAGTGGAAAGCCGCCCGTGACCCAAACGAGGAAAACGCGGAACGTGTCATGCGGCAATGGTGGTGGGCTATTCCTACGCAGAAAGCCAAGCAAGATGACCTGCCCCTAAGCAAAGACGCGATCATGCACAGGCAAGGGAAGCTACCCCGGCGCGTAGTGCTAGATTCCGCTATCGTTTACGGCGTTGGCGTTGACTTGGGCAAGCACTTCGCGCATTTCTGCGGGTCTGGGCTTGACGATGCTATGGGCGGCGTGTTGGCCGATTACGGCGTGCTGGAGGTGCAGAGTGCCAGCTTAGGGGAGCGGCGTGGCATAGCGGCGGTTATAGACCAATCCGTTGACGTATTCATGCAGGGGACGGTTACGCAGTCCGGGCATACCATGCAGCTTGGTGCGCTTTTGATTGACGCGGGCAACTGGACAGATGATGTACTCGACGTTGTCAACAAATGGAAGCGCAAGGGGGTGCCGATATACGCCAGCAAGGGCTTTGGCGCAAGCGAGCGATACGGCAACGCCATGTATAGCAAGCCCAAGAGTATGCGCGAGTCTAGGCGCAATCCATTCATTGGTCGATGGTGCCATGAGGAAATCGCGCAACGCGGTCCTAATTCTCCCTACATGCTGAAGTTTGATGCAGACGCATGGAAAACGGATAGCGCGGAAAGCCTTAGCCTTGACATTGGCGAAGCTGGCAGCGTGGTGCTGTTCCCTGTTGCCAATGAGCGCGAGCACGCCCGGTTTGCCAACCATATCACGGCAGAAAAGAAGGTAGAGGAATTCAAGGTAGGTAAAGCCCCTGTTGTTTATTGGGAACGGGTGAGGCGGGAAAATCACTATTTCGATGCATACACGCTCTCGCGGTTGGCGTGCTACATAGGAATGACGCGGCATGGGTAAAAAGATCATCCGTTGCACAAGCTGCGAATCCAATGATGTGACCATCGTTGATGGTGGATGCCATTGCAACTTTTGCGGTGCTGATTTTATCCCGCCGTCTAAGTATGTGGTTTACGTGCCGCCAGTGCCACAAGTGTTTGGGGCGGCTTGCCCCCGGTGCGGAGCAAAGAATGTGCGCGTCAAGTCTAGCCCTGCGCCGGAAGGTGGGCGGCGTATCCGGCAACATAAATGCCGGTGTGGTGAAACCTTTCTAAGTGTTGAGATAACACGACGTGTTATGTAATGTGTTGACACACTAGCGATATCGTTGTCTAATCCCGCATAAGTTTAACAACTTGGCGGGCTTTTATTTTGACGGTAACTGAAATTAACACGCTAGTAGATGCCGCCGTAACTTTCATGTCGGACGGCAACTGGGCAGCGGCACGGGCAAAACTCATTGCTGCGTCTGCCGGTATTGCCACACGACCGGATACCCGCCACGGTGAAGCGGAACTGAAGTATGACCGGCGAGCCGTCAACGAGTTGATTGAACAAGTCAACCGGGAAGCTCGCCGCGTTGCGGGTGCCGCTGGTTCTCAACTCACCACCACGCCAATAAAGTACGGGGGCATACATGGCTACGTCCCGTAATCAAGGATATATCGGCAAGGCGGTTGCGAACCTGACCGGCTGGTTTGGCTCGCTTACCAATCGCATCAACTCTGCAAGCTACGTGGGCGCGACCGGCGAAAGCATGAATGCTGCGCTGGAAGCGGAACGCCCCGTGCTTACCCCGCGTATCGAATTGGAATACCGCAATAACCCGGTATTGCAGGGTGTGGTTAATTCCTACGCCGCCCGCATGGTTGGGCAGGCGGGGCCGCAGGTGCGTGTTGTAACGCAAGAAACCGATTATGCCAACAAGCTGGAATCCATCTGGGGCCGGTGGTGGAACGAGTATTGCGACTTTGAAGGGCGCGAGCATGGCCCCGATAAGTTGCGCATGTGGCTTGGGCCGCTTTTGTGGAATCATGGCGATATCTTTGAGCAATACGTAACGGCCAACCCTATGGTGCCGATTGACTTGCCCAGCCTGCGCTTAAAGAGCGTTCACCCTAACCGGGTGAAGAATCCCGGCGTTGGCGGGCTGGACCCGTATATGCAAGAGGGTGTTGAGATTGATGCTACTGGGCGCGTAATTCGCTACCACGTTGGCGACCCGATAGACGATGCCCTTAGTTTTGCCACCACGGCAATCCCCGCTGCGGACATGCTGCACTACTATGAGCCTGCGGAGCCGGGCCAGTTGCGCGGTGCGCCTTTGGCGGCGTGCGCATTGCAGACGATTACAGACCTGCGCGACCTAGACAAGCATGTGCTGGAGTCTATGAAGATTGCCGCCACGCTTGGCGGTGCTGTGCTGGAATCCCCAAACAACGGCGGCGAATTTAGCCCGGAACCGGTGGACCTGAGCACTTGGACTAAGTGGGAAATCAAGACCGGCAGCATGACGGCTGCGCCAGTTGGTTATTCAATCAAGCAATTGAAGCCGGAACAACCCGGCGTGAATCACGTTGAATATCGTGATGAAAGACTCCGCGAGATTGGCCGTGCGCGGAATATCCCCTTGCTCAATATCAAGGCGGATAGCGCGGGGTACAACTACTCCTCGATGCGCTGGACAGACGGCGAATATGAGCAAAGCCTTATGTTCGACCGGGGCAAGATAGAGCGCAAGATTCTCAACGTTATCTTCGCCCGCTTCTTTGCTGAGTGCGTGAATATGGGGCTTATTGGACCCCGCCCCAAGGATATGAAAGTCCAATGGGTATGGTCTAAGAAACCCAATGTTGACCCGCAAAAAGAAGCCAATGGGCAGGCTACGGAATTGGAGAATGGGCTTACCACGCTTCACCGTGCTTGCGCAGAGCGCGGCATTGATTACGACCAATTGGTATCCGAGTTGCAGGCGGAAATAGAGCAAGTTGAAAGCATGGGCGGCGTGCATCCGTTCCTGCGTAGCACGGTGCCAGCCGAACAGATACCGGAAGATGACGGCGATGATGCACCAAAGAAGGGCAAAGAAGATGATTAACATTATCGAGCAACACAGCAAGCCCGTAATGGCCGATGTGACTATGAGCATTGTCTTGCAGCGCGAAAGTATTTCTGTTGAGACCCGTAGCGTTGAGGCTGTGATTGTCACTGAAAGCTCTACTCCTAGCGTGGTTTTTGACTATGTGCGTATGGAGTACATCGACAACATCTTCCTTATGAGCGGGTATCAACCCGTGGATAAGGTTTCACTTATCAGTGACCATGAAAGCTACACCACTGATTCAGTGCTTGGCAGCGTGGTTAATTTGCGGGTTGTCGAAATGGCCCTTAGAGGGCGGCTGGAATTCTCTTCAGACTCCGAAACCGAAAGCAAATGGATACGGGTTAAAGAGGGCCATATTAGCCGCGTGAGTATTGGTGCGCAGTTGATTGCATCCCAAACGATTGAACCGGGCGAGACTGCCACGGTTGAAGGAAAAACGTATACGGCTGGCACGCGGGCATTGCGTATCAATACCGCGTGGAAGCCTATCGAAGTGAGTCTAGTGGTGTTTGGAGCCGATGATAACGCCCGTATAGCGGCGCGGCAAGCAGCGGCAAACAGGAACAATAGGAGTGTTAGCAAAATGGACTGGACTAAGAGTGTACTTGTGCAGATGGGGCTAGTGGCCCCCGATGCCGATGCGGCTGCGGTATTGCAGGCGCGTGCGGCATTGACGGTTGAACAGGCTGCGGCGTTTGATACCGCTGTGGCCCAGTTGCAGGCGGCAGACCCCGGCGAAGAGCCGGAGGAAACCCCTGCCCCCGAAACGGAACCGGCAACCGAGCCGCTTCCGGTTGAACAGTCTGCGCCCAAGCGCGTAGACGTTGCCGCCATTCGCCGCAATGCGGTGGCTGCGGAACGTGCGCGGGTTGCCGCTATCCGGCAGGCTGCGGGACCGGATATCCCCGCCGATGTGTTGCAGCGTGCCATTGACGGCGCATTGACTGTGGAACAGGCTAATGGCCTGTTCCTTGCCAGCGTTCGCGCCAGCCGCACTGCGCCGGTTGCGCCGAACATCAACACGGGCGCGGGTAATACCCCGACCGATGCAAACGTGTTCGCTGCGGCTGTGTGCCAGAGCGCGGGCGTTGCCTACGTTGACCCCCGCGCTACGGTTTCTCAGCGTGCAGAGCGCGAGCGCGTGGCGGACGCTGCGGGCCGCTTCAACGGTATGGGCTTGCTGGACCTCGCGGAACAGTGCATCCGCCTTGACCGTATGCAGCCTGAGATTGGCCGCGAAGCCCGCGTACAGCAGGCGTTCTCCAGCACCTCGTTCAACAACGTGTTGGGTGTGGTGGTTGACCGTATGCTTATGCAGGCGTTCGATGAGGCGGAAGATTCCACTGTTGGCTTGACGTTTGACACCGATGTGGCGGACTACCGCACTGTGGACCGTGGCGCACTCGACAAGGTGCCCACGCTTTCCCCCACCCCTGAAGGTGGCACGGCTGACCATGCCAGCATGGGCGACGGCAAGGAAAGCTATCAGGTTGTGCGCTACGCCAAGCAATTCCAAGTGGACGAAATCACGATTGCCAATGATGACCTTGGCGCGATTCTTCGCACCATCATGGAAATCGGCAACGCCGCCAACCGTCTGCGCCCCGACCTTGTATACGCTACGTTGCTGGCGAATGCTTCCATGCGCGATAGCGTGGCCCTGTTCCATGCCGATCACAACAACCTGTTGACTACGGGCAGCGCACTTGCGTCTAGCACGTTGCAGGCTGCAATCACGGCTATGGGCAAGCAGTACAAGCAGGAAGGGAAGCAAAAGATTCCCCTCAATATCCGTGCTGCCCACCTTGTGGTGCCTCACGATTTGAAGTTCCTTGCGCAGATTCTGTTGACCTCCGCTGAACGCAACAACGCCAGCGAGAACGGCACGTTTAACCCGCTTGCCACGGCTGGTATCCAGATTCATGCGGATGATCGCGTGGGCGTAAACGGCGTGATTCACCCCGAAACCGGCACGGCTTACGCTGGCACGGCAACGAATTACTTCCTGTTCGCCAACCCGACGACTACCCCGACCATCGAAGTGGGCTACCTGCGCGGGCGTAATCGTCGCCCGTTGATGCGCAAGATGGCCCTTCCCGTTGGCCGTTTCGGCGTTGGGTACGATATCCAGCACACGATTGGCTGCAAGGCTCTCGACTGGCGCGGCGTGTTGAAGGCTACCGGCGCAGCATAGGTTGCTGTGTCGTTGATGTGGTAAAGGTTGAAACTAAGCCCCTACTGGGGCATGAAAGGCGAATACGATGCAAGCGATTGTGAAGAATGAAGTGGGGCGCGTGCGGATTACCGCCACGGCAGCCGTGGCCCCCGGCGATATTGTTAGCCTGCCCGATGGGCGCGTAGGCGTTTTCACGGGTTCGCAGACCTGCGCTATCGGTGACATCATCGAGCTTGTCACTGAGGGCGAGATTGACGTTACCGCGTTGACGGGTACTACCTTCAGCCAAGGCAGCGAAATCTACTGGGATGCCAGCGCGTCTACCGCCGTAGCGACTTCGACCGGCGTAGATGATTTCTACATTGGCCGTGCGGTTGCCGCGAAGGTTTCCGGCGAGCTTGTGGTGTCTGTGGCAATGGTGGAAGGTTTCGCGGGCCGCAACCCTGTTGTGCGCCACACTCGCGGAATTACCCTCGACCATGCGGATGCTACCGAGCATGACGTTATTGCCGCAGAGGATAACGTCAATGGTAGCCATGTGCTGTTTTTCGGCACGGTCACCGAACAGCCCGTAGGCTCCTCGGAAGATCAGCTTATCCTTGGTCTCTTCGACGAGGATGACAACGAGTTGTCCCGCATTACCACCACGAATACGACCCCCGATGCCGTGGGCGTGCAGTTGCGCGCTACCACGGGCAAGCAATTGCCCGCTGGCAAGGGTGCGTATGTCAAGGTGGTTCAGGCCACGGCGGGTGGCTCGCCTGCGGGTGCTGTCCGCGTATGGGTTCACTTTGGCCGCTACTAGGCGGTGATTGATTGTTGATGGTGGCGGGCGATGCTGATAAGGGTGTCGCCCGCCACTGTAACAACGGGATATTTCAGTGAGCAATTTTAGCGACGAATTCCAAGTGATTGCCGGTGAGGATTTGGTATCCGTATTCGGTGAAACGCTTTCTTGGGTGAACCTTTCCAACCAGACGATTAGCGGCGTTGGAATGGTGCTAGAAATGCCCACAATGACTGACAAGGCGAGCGAGACGGTTGACTATACGCAGAGCCTCACGGTGGACATGTTGCCCGATGCTGTGGCGGGTGGGCTACCCCAAAAAGGTTGGCGCGTTGAGTATGGCGGCAATACCTATACCGTTATGCAGGCGAATACCACGGGCGGCGGGTTGTGGCGGGTAACGATAAAGCTACGTGAAATGCAGGTGGCTAGGAGAATGGGCCGGTGAGTCCCGAACTTACACTAATGAACCGGGTTGCTGAAATGGTTAGCGAGTGCGAAGCCTTTCAGGAATGGACGGGCATGGATGGTGAAGTAGACCCGGCTGCGGCTGCATTGGCGCGGGTATGGGTTGAGTGTGCGCACAAGGATGAATTCACGGCCAATGGCTGCATCTTGCAGAGCGAAGGCATTCGTATAGAGCGGCAAGGCTGGACGCATTGGAACACATGGCCCACGGGCCGCGTGTATCTGGTATTCCACGGCACGCTAACGAGCGCGGGCAACATGACGGAAATGTTAACCGAATTCATGGAATCCATCCGCGCAATCAAAGAAGAGTTTATGACGCTGGCCCTTGACCCTAGCTATGTGCAATTCCGCACGGTTGAGGAAATGATAGGGCCGGAATTTGATGATGAAGAGTTAGAGCGCGTAACGGCAAGCGATGCCGTTGGAACGTTTGATTTGCGGTGGGGCTTTTGGTGTGAATTGATGGGCGTAGGGGACGCATAGCAATGGCCGTTCGCTACCAGATAGTCATTGCCGAAAAAGGCGCGATGCCCAAAGGGTACAAGCGTATGTATCCGGCGTGGGCTAAGGGCGCATGGCGTGCGGTGGCGGAGCATTGGCACAAGGTTTACCGCCCGCTTCACTTTACGGAAGCGGCGTTTTCGAGATACAACATTTACAAGCGGCGTGCAGCCTACACGACTAAAAAGAAGGGTCATAGCAAACCCTTGTTTGACAGCGGCGATTCTTTACGGCAATCGGAAAAGCAAGACATACGCGGCACTTCAAGCGGTGCCAGCATTTACATGCGCGTCCCCAAGCTGAATTATTTCGGCAGCTATCGGCCAATAAAGGGAACGGGAGGTGTAACGGTGGTGAAGTGGATGGGGCCGCGTATGCGGATGCGCGAAGAACTGGAATTTGTGAACTCGGAAGAAACGCGCTACTTGGGCGTGGTGGCTGCAAACCACTTTGCGAAGATGATTAACGCGACAAACACAGAAACGCGCAAGCGAATAGCATAGAAGGATTCAGACATGAGCATCTTTACTGGACATATGGTGAAGCTGGATGATGTGGTGATTTCGGACGTTACCGCCCAAAAGGTAATGATGGGCATTGAGACTAACCGTGACCCTGCTAACCTTGCCACGGCAACGTATGCGAGCGTGAAGAAAGCCCAGCCGATGTTCGGGTTCACCTCGCGGCAAGTGGCGGCGGTGCTGGATAAGGGTGTGTCTGCCAACCCGTACCAGAATCTTGCAAGCTGGACAAGCGGCTATACCCAGTACATGGCAGAGCGCGTAACGGGCGGCGTGTATGCCAGCGGCAGCACGCACCGTTCCTTTGCTGTCCCTGCGGGCATGATGATTTGCCGAAACGTTTCGTGCGGGCAAGAAGAGGATGCGGTGATACAGGCGGATATCCTGCCGATATCGAGCAACGGCACAACGCTACCTTTCACGATTGCAGACAACGCCGCGCTTCCCACCTTTGACCCGGACGATGATCAGCGGTTCACCATTGGCCCTTGGACGGTAGGCAACGTTGCCTTGACCGGCATTACGCGGGTATCGGTGGACTTTGGTATAACCGAGCAATGGGTTGCGGGCGATGGGTTCCCTATTCCTACGCGGTGCAGCATCCGCCAATACCTGCCCACCATCCGCATTGAAGGATTCACGGCGGGATGGTTGGCAGCTTCTATTATCCCCGCACTAGGCGCGGCTGGTACGCAGGCTAACACCTACGGCTGGTTCCGCAAGCGGGCAAAGGGCAGCACCTTTGTTGCGGCGGCAACTGCGGAGCACATCAAGTTTTCAATGGCGTGCTTTGCCCACATCGAGAATACCGATTCCAGCGGCAACGAGGATGCCCCGGCAACCCTTGTGCTTGAAGGTATTGATGACGGCACGAATGCTGTTGTGACGATTGACACCACTTCCGCAATCAGCTAGGCGCACCAATGGATTACGGTTTTCTTTACTTTATCGAAGGCTTAGAAAAGAAGCCCGACCCGTTGCAATTGTTGCAGCTTGGGCTTGGCTATGCTTTCGATGGTGGCATTGTGGACTTTTGCGGGACTACACGCGGGCCGGATGGGTGTGGGGCTGGCGTGGTGATTTGGTTGCGCGATTCTGTCCCGGCGGACGCTGGCGGGTTCCGGCCTAAGATTCAGGATTGGCAGGAAGTGCCGCCCGTGATTGTGAACGTGGCTGGCGATTCTGACAGTGGGCCTAGAATCTTTGTGGGCTGGATTCGTGGCGCAAAGCCCAGTGCAGGTAGCCTTGCGCGTGCGCGAGTGCTTAGGGGCCATCCTGTTCGCTTGGGAGACGGCAAGCTATGGACGGTTCCGGTTGCTCGCGCAATCGTTGAAACGCCAAGCGGTCATATCCTTGGCGGGCAGGCGTTACCCAAGCGGACGCGGTTAGACCGGGAATCCGGGCTTTGGGTAAGCGATGGCGTTGAACACCAATACAGCGAGCTATGGCGCATAGCCGAACTGTGGTGGGACAACCTGATAATTGCTGGCAAGGCTGCGATTGACAGGGAAGAAGATGACGTAACGTTTGACTTCCACGAAAAGATTGAATGCGCCTTGCGGGCGTTGTTCACGAATTACCGGCTAGGCGCAACTGAGTGCGAGATACTTGGATTGCTGCCCGAGGGCATAGCGGAAGAAGTGCTAAACGCCACGGTTGACTTGCCCACATGGATTGAATTGTCCCGTAAAAAAAAACAAGCAACGCCCGGCGCAACTATGAATGGTGGCGTGGCGGCATGAGGCAGCTTCCGCCCAGCATGGCGGAGATTGCATGGTACGCGATTGAACAGGTTGACCATAGGAATGCTCCGCCGGTGCAGATAGTGCAACGGCGCGGAAGGTAGGCAAGCGTGTCAGTAGCGAAGGTGACATTTCAGGGCGATGCTGCGAGCGTAGTGAAAGCTGCGGCGGATGCTACGTCTGCGAATGAAAAGATTGACAAGAGCCTAGAGGAAATCGCCAAGCAATCCAAAGAGACGGGCAAGCAATCCGTTGATATGGGCGCGAAGATGAAAAAGGGCGCGGATGATGCGAAAACATCCGCCGATAAGTTGCGCGAAGCTAACGAGCGGCTAGCGGCGAAGATCAAGACGCTAAAAGAAATTGCCACCACAAACACAACCACGTTCCAGCAATTGCGGCAAGAGTCCAATCAGCTATCGGTAGAGTACAATAGGCTGTCTACGCAGACGGGTATTGCAATCAACGATAACGGCAAGCTACGACAATCCTTCACAAGCCTAAAGGGTGCAGGGACTAGCACGTTTACGGGATTGCTTGCGGGTGCAAAGTCTTTGGTTGCGGGCTTGGGCTTGGGCATTGGTGTGGCGGGCGCAATCAAATTGATAACGTCTGAAATGGAAGCACTTGAAGCATTGTCAAAAAAACAGGCAGAAAAGTTTGCATCCGTTGAGGGTGCGGAGGCTGCTATTGTTCAAAACATAGCGGTTACTGGCGACCCTGTTGTTGATGCGGAAAATGGCTTGCGGGCTGTGCAAGGTGGCATTGCCATTTCGCAAAAAACCAATCTGCCTATTCTCGACGTTCAAAGCGCAGTAGCATCTGGACTAAGCGCAAGCGGTGGCGATATCGACGCTACGCTTGCAGCCGTGGAACAGCAAGCGGAACTTAACCGCGCAACGCCGGGAGACTTGCAGGCCGGTACTGCGGGTGTCCTATCCGTTATGGCTGGCATGAAAACCAATAATGCGGACGCTGCCCAAGGTATCCTAGAAGGCGTGGGGATGAACTCACGCCTTAGCTCTCCCGCTGCCGTTTCTTCCACAGTACCCGGCTTGCTCAAATTTGCCAGTGGCTACGGTTATGACATCCAAGAGACGGCTGCACTCTTTTCGCAAAGCACACAAGAAACAGATGATGCGACCGGCGAACGTAGCGCAACTGGTATGCGGGCATTCATAAAAGAGATATTTGAGTTTTTCGATAGTGGCGCGGGTAAGAAATACAACGTTGGCGAAGATGGTGAAAAGCTAGGTCTTTATCAACAGATTCAGATGCTACAAAGCAATGCCAAGTTGGGCGCGGAATACCTAGATAAATCTGCGCTCCCCAGCGAAGTTAGCGGCCCTGTTCGCAATATGATTCTTGATGTTACGTCTACAATGTCCACCGGCGTTGACAGGATAATTGCAGAAAGCGCGACTAGCGAGGAAGAACTTGCTATGCGCGTGGAGTCACGCCGCGCCCGCACTAATGCCCTGCCGTCTGTGCAAGAGGGGGATATACGCCGCGCTGCTGATTCGTCAACCGAACAAAACCTATATGCAGGCGCGGAAGAATCCCCCGGCGTATCTTTAACTAAGGCAAAATTACAAGAAGAAATGCAGGCTGCTGGTGCTGGTAGTTGGGACCAATTTGCGGCAGGCTTTGATTACAGTGCTAGGCGTATGTTGTTCGGGCAGTCTGAAAGCGAAGCCTACACCAATACAATGCAGTCTGCTATTGGGTATAGGAGCGAGCGCGACCCGGAAGTTGCAGATAAATTAAAGGCTGGTTTAGACGAAGTTGTTGGGGAATTAAAGAAAGTCAACGCCAATCTTGAAAAGAGCACTACCGCCCCCCGAACGCCAGACCGGCAAGCCGCAGGAGGTGCATAACCAATGGCAAGCATAGGCGGCGTAAATGTTCACGCTTGGACTAAAAACGAGGTGCAACCCTTGGGTGGTTCGCTGGAATTGCGGACCCGTCCCGGCGTTTCTGGATACGACCTGATAGCGATGGGCGGGCGGAGTGAACCGTTCGAGATGGAATCTGTTTCAGATTACGATACCGAATCGGATAGGCACGCTGCCCACGCTTCCTTCAACGCGCTCCGAGGTTACGTTGTGAGCCTTGTTGATAACGATGCCCGCACTTGGAGCGTGGCTGTGTTGGGAATCAACGTGGTGGGCAAGCTGGATAGCCCGCTTGCGGTTGGCGGATTGACTAGCGGCAAATATGAATTGCGCCTTTCGTGGCGTTTGCAGGCGGTGTAACACATGGCGATTACAGCTTTTACCTACACCCTAACGGAAGAGATAAACGGCGGGCGCGTCTATCGGCTGGATGCCGTAAGCGATGATGCTACGCCAACCTTCTACTGGTATGAGGAAGGGCAGCTAATATCTGTGACTAAGATAGGGCAGATATTCCGCGCCGTGGCCGCTGGGCTATCGGTTGCGTTTGAAGTGTTTGATGACCCTGCCACGGTTGCTACTCCCGGATATCCCCCGCGCATTGTGCTGCAATGGGAGCGAAGCCCCGGCGCGGTGTACTACCAGATTGTGCAAGATGCCCCGATTGTGGACAACCCGATATTACTGGGGACAATTCCCGCGCAATACCCCGTAGAGCGATGGGAAAGCCCCATCTTGGATGCCGGTGAATATGAATTCAGCATCTACCCCGTATTCGATAGCGAGCAATTAGGCAAAGCAACCTCTATCCCCGTGCGCGTTGTGCGCCGTCCCGATGCGCCAGAATTCACGGTAGATTATGACGGTGGAACAGGCAACGCGGAAGGGACCATCGGCTAATGCTTGGAGTCTATTATAGCGGCGCAGAGACACGCGGAGTACCGCAGACGGATGCCCGCGCATGTTTGGGCGGTAAGCGTTCCAGCACACGGGAGCAACTGTATTGGCCGCGCATGGTCAATGGCATTCGTGGGCTTTCGGTTGTGGAACTAGGGCCGGGTAATTCCTTAGGTGTCGGCACGATTACGGCGGCAACTGGGGACAGTCTTATATGGACTCCGCCGGGTGGTGAAGCTGGCGCGGCTGTGACCGTGCTGCGTGGCGAACGTGCCGTGCTTACGGGTGCCGATAGCGATGCTGCCTATGTGGTTGTACAGCGTACCGATTCCCTTCCAATGGGCGGTGCTGTGGCTGTGCAGGTAATGGAAGGGTACAACAACGCAATAGGCGGGCGCGACACCACAACGGCAGAGCTAGCCGCAGGGATTACGCTTTACGCTGGCGTGTTCCTTCGCAATGAAGATACCGTTGCATGGGATTCAATCAAGGCATGGATTGACGTTGACTGTGATCCTAGCGTTGCGGTTGCGCTTGAAGATACGGACGGTTCAGGGGATATCCAAGAGATTACGGATGATGAGGATTCCCCCACTGGGCTAACGTTTTCAACATCCACAAGTGAAGGCGGCGCGAGCATCATTAGCAGCGTGGCGGTTGGTGATTCCGTAGGGCTTTGGATACAGCGGACGATTGAAGCCGATGGGGATGCAAGCGGGCGCAGGCCTGTGCGTATCAAGGTGAAGATGGTTAGGACTGGCGACGATATTACCGTGACATTGATCGGGCTTTTCCGTAGTGCTGGGCTTAGTGGCTTTATCGTTTCGGTTGAAGATACCCCGCCGGGAGAAACCATAACCCCGCTATGGACGGGGGCGGCTGGCGATTGGGATATTGCTGACTTAGACTTAACAGAGGGAATACATTATTTTGCGGGGTTCGCCGTCAATGAATACAACATTTACAGCGCGGCGGCTGTTCAGAAAGTTACCATTGATGCTGGCGGGGATGTGACACTGAATCCCCCGCGCCCGCCCGGTGGCGTGAGTGTGAACAGCGTATCACTAACGGATGCCCGAATTACGGCAACCTATGCCCCTGAATTTGAAGGGGATAATATCGAAGAAATCAACGACCAACGCGGCAACGAGTGGCTTGTGTATATCACTACCGATGACACAGACCCGTTGTTAGCCACGCCGGAAGTTGTCGAGATGGAATACGAAACGGGCGACTTGCCAGAATTCCTTTCTTGGGATAGCGATGCAATCCTAGACGATTCCCCCGTGCGCGTGGCGGTGAAGGTGCGCAGGAATGAGGGTGCAGGCGTGGTGCAAGACAGCACTGCAACGCTTGCCAGCATGACACACAAGATAGACGGCGTATCCGCCCCCCGCGCATGGGCGTTTGCGGGCAACGCGGCGGGGTTGTGGTTTGGTAAGGCAGGGGACGGAACAGGAACTATAACCGTTGACGCTGGCAAGGGGATTGCTTGGTACTACTCTTCCGGCAGCCTGCGGCTGCAAGCTGATGGCAAGGTGCTATTCCGCATGATTTATCGAGGGGCCAATCACCCTGATAACGGGTTCTATATCCCTGCCGAATATGAGGTAACGCTTGAAGCCTATGACGGTGGCGATGCTGGCGAGAATGACGCGGTAGGCTTTGGTACATGGGACGGCAGCAACAAAGAAGTTGTACTTCGCGCCCGTGGGCAGAATCTCGCGGTATTCGACGTTGTGACCATGCAGGCCACAATCAATGCGTTGACCGTGGACGATGCAGATATCAGCATGGAAGATTTTGGCTATATCTACACCGGATACAACCAGAGCCTTTATAGCCCGTTCGATGAAGAGTATCAACGCAATCGCCCTATGGCTGCGCTTATGGCCGAAACGGGTGAACTACGTGTGCGCGGTAAGTTAGAATTCACCATGAATGAAGCGGCAATCCTTGCGCTTTAGTGGAGTGTTATAAATGGCTGGAGTATTCCTAAGCGGCGGCGCGGCGGGTGCGGTTCGATACCGTGACTCACAACCCCTTGTCTATGCGAAGCGTAATTGGGATGATGCTTGGACGTATCTACCTTTCGTGACCTGCAACCAGTGCAGTATGCAGGCGGGGCCGGGTGTGGGGACCGCTACGCTTACATGGGATTTTGGCTATATCCGTAGGGCGGAGACGCGCACATTCCAGACGTTTACCCCGTATTACCTGAACCGCATGTATGTGGCGGTTGAAACGCTTAACAAGTGGGGCGCGTTTCAAACTTGGGTTGGCGTGGTGGAGAATGAACAGGTGCGCCCGTGGGGCAACGCCACGCTTACGACCGGCGAACAGACGTTTACGGCGTATGAGCTTCACCACTTGCTCGACCGCTACCCCATTCGCGGGGCATACGTCAACAACGGGCTAGGCGGTGGTACTCAGTACATTAAAGAGAATCTTGTATTCAACGGCAGCATGAGCGGGCGTAGTGATTTGTTCGCCAATCAGCTTGTTGGCGGCGGCGTGTTTTTCGTTGGTCCGAACAGCGTCTTTTGGAGTGATTGGGATATCCTGAATTACGTGTTCAACAACTACGTGAACGCGGCATTTGGAATTACGTTTGAAGGGCTAGGCGAAGCGCAGGTAGCGTTGCAAACATCGTACCGCAGGCTTGACCCAAAAGGCATGACCCCCAAGCAAATCCTAGACACCCTCGTTGACCGGCGGCGTGGGCTTGGGTACACCATCCAGACCAATGGCGCGGGCACGGTCTACATTTACGTTTTCTCGCAACTGGCAGAGGCCACGGGCGCGGGGTATTCCTACGTGCCAGCAAACGAGAATCAAGCGGTGCTCTGGTTCGCCGGATACCGCGATGCGGAAGTCGAATACAGCTTTGGCGAAGTCACCCATTACGATGAGGTGGTAGTCGAGGGCGGCAACGTGTTCACCACGGGCACGGTAAGCATTGCAGACGGCACGCTAGAGCCTGCATGGGATTCCACGGAAGAAACGGATTACAAAGACGCTGACATAGGCGATGTTGAAATCTGGCGCAAGGATGCGTACCGGCGCGAAGAGCAATTTGATAACGTGTTCCAAGGGTTCCGGGTTCCGAGCGGATGGGATGCGTTCTTGGGCGATGGTATTGGTGGCGAGCAATACAACGCGCTCCCGTCTGTTGACTTGGATGGGCAGATATACCCGGACATTCAAGCGGCGGCATTCCGCGCCGGTAAACGTTTCGAGCGTGATCTCCCTTGGGAGTCTCCGCTTGCAACTTCTACAAGCGAGCCGGAATACGCCAAGGCATTTGCCGTGTGCAGCTTTCCGGACCCGGACTTTGTTGATGACCCGGAAGATGAGGAAGATGCAGCTACCACGCTGTATGCGTTCACCGAGGTTATTGAAAAGCTGAAAATGCGCGGGACTTCGCTGGAACTTGCAGATGGCTTGTTGGGTATGACATTGCGCCCGACGATTAACCATACGCTGGCATTGAACCATTGGGATACAGAGGTACAGGAAAGCGAAGAAGATCCGAAACTTGACTACGAAACCTTGATGCTTACGGCGCGATTCAAGACAGACGAAAAGCTAGGCGTGTATTCCAGAATCCCCACTTCCGAGTTTTTGGAGACGGGCAAAACGAAAGTGATTTACATGCCGGAATGCCGCGCTGAATACGTGGTGCCGGGTACGGTGTCGGGCGTGGTGGATGGTGAACTTGTGAGGGCGTATTCCGGACTACTCCGCGATGATACGTACCGCATTTACATGGCGGCTGCAATGGCGGTTTCGTGGTATGGGCAGGTTCGCGCCACGTTGGCTTTCAGGGCGCGTGGCATTAGCGTGGCTTATGGCGTAGGCACTTTGATTGCCGCAACCGAGGGACCGGAAGGTGTGACGCAGGTAGGCACGCCGGTTACAAGCGTGCAATGGAATTTTACGCCGGGGCAGCAAGGAACATCTTGGCAGACCGGGTTCAGCGAAATGGACTTCGCAGAGTCTTTCAATGGATAGGCAGTTAGCAAGCCGCATAGAGCGCATTGAAGCGAGCGTAGACCGGTTGCTTGGCAGCAACTTACGCGTGACCGTGCGCGGGGGCGGGAGTGGTGGGAGTGGTGGCGGAATAGCGACCGTAGATATTTTTCCTGCTATCCCCGCACAGCCAAGATTAGTACATTTTAGTGGCGATAACGCTTTATGGTTTGCTGCGCCGGGACATACTCATTGGTATCCGTGCAGCGACTGGACGGATTACGATGGAACGCCGGGCGAGGAGGCTTAGCGGTGGCGACCTATCGAACGAGTCCTAGCCAAGGGGATATGGAGGATTGGTTCCCTCTTGAGGGATTCTGGTATTCCCGTATTTGGGCGCAGATGATGCGGCAGATTTCGCGGCGTGGCGAGGACATTGGTGTGACGTGCAATTGGCGGAATGTTTTGAACCCGGGGTCTGCGGTGCAGTATCCGGAGGATGATTTTCTGGTAGGCCATGCGGGCAATAAGCACGACCTTGCGAAGGCGTATATGGAGCAGTTTTTTTCGACACTGAACACGATTTGCGAGGAGAGCCTGGGCGAAGATTGCAAGTTGTGGTTTTATGCGCCGAACGAGGGGAGTTTGGTGTATTGCACTAATTTAGATGCTGCGAAGCCGATGACTTTCACGGGGCCGAGTGTGCCTAGTGATTTGCGGGGCTGGAAGTCCTTGATGGTGAATTTACGGACTGTGGTAGATGCTTTGGATAGGCAAAAGACGATGTTTCCGATCCCGCATCCTGCGGCGTTGTATACGTTGCAGTATGGTTCGGTGAGCTATGTGCATACGGGGGATTTTGGGGAGTCGAGCGGGACGGCGGTGTATGACAGTGGTACCGGTGGGCCGTATACGTCTGGAAGCACGTGGGGGCGGCCGGGGTATTACTTGGACACGTCTGTGGCGGCGGATTGCCCGACGAGCGGCGGCGGCGCGAGCGGTATTGAGGATGGGAAGGTGGGGGTGATTTGCGATTATCGGGTGCGGATATTGAACGAAGGGGGTGGGGCTTCGAGTGAGTTTTTCGGGGGGCCTGACACTGATACGTCTCCTGCGTTGAATTTGTGGCGTGCGCGGGCTGAGGCGCAGAAGACGCAGGAGCTGCATTTTGATGCTGATGATTGGGCGGAGTATTTGGAGACTTATGGCTTGCCGGATGATGTAGAGGTGCCTGTGGAGGTAATTTTACTGAATTCGTTTGAGGGGGCGCCGTTTGACGAAGCGAATGCGGATGGTGCTGCGGCGACGGTGACGCTTTCGGTGGATGAGGTGAGCGATTCGGGTGCGGGCTATGCGCCGGGCGGTGGGGGGCCAGTTGCGACGAAGACGGTGAAGTTTATAGGGGGCAGCGTAACGGTGGTTCTTGGAATTGAGTGGGCTGCTGCTGCGCCTTTGAAGGCTTGGAAGACGGTGGCGAGTGGTGGGTTGTTGAGGGGCGAGTGGGCGGGCGAGGATTCTTGGTTGTATGATAGTGGGTGGGATGAGGATGTTCAGCGTGCGGGGCGGCGTATGATTTTCACGCCTAACTTGACGTTTGGCACTCCTGTACCGCTCGATGCGTGTGATTTGGAATTACTTTAGGAGTATTAGACATGGCAGCAGGTGACTTGAACGTAGCGAACGACATCAACGCCGCACAGGTGTACTCGACCGGCGAAGTGGTGCCGGGTGTTTTGCAGCACACGCTAGCCACGGGCGTTGAACTGGTTAGCGGTGTCTTTACCCCTGCGGCGGTGGGCAACGCTTTCCTGATAGACACCGAGGGCGCGGCATCTTCCGATGATTTGACCGGCATAGACATGAGCGTGTTCCCTGATTTGGATGCGGTCATTGTGTTCTACATGCGCACCACAAGCAGTAGCCGGGATATCACGGTAAAGAATGGCAGCGGTACAGGGTCCACTAACAGCACGAATGTGCGCACAAGCACGGGCGCGGATTTGGTGGCGGATACCACGGCCAAAATGCTGCGATGCACTTGGAACCCCCGCGCCAGTGATACCGGCGTGGTGATTGTTGAAAAGCTGATTTAGCCCCATAATAACCCATTGACAGAAAACGGATAACCATACTACAATGCACGCGGAGGCTAGGCTATGACACAAGATTTTTTCTTTGCGATTGCGCGGTTGATATTCGACGCGCTGATTGGCTTGGGTGGTTCAGGCTTGATCGCCGCCCTAATCGAATTCCTTTCTAGCCTCGGCGGTGCGGGATGACGCTACCGGAAACAGTGGCAGTTTGCAGCCTTGTGCTTGCTGCAATGGTCAACATCATCTTCGTTGCTCGGGCATGGGGCAAGCTGTCCAGCGTGCTTGAGCACCTCACTGTTTCAGTCAATGAACTAAAGGCAACCATTGCCGGTGTCAACACGCAAGCCAACAAGCACGACATGCGTATCACGCGGTTGGAAACCATCCACGAATCGGGCGGGCATCGGCAACATGCCAACAACGGCGGCGGAAGCTACACGGTAGAGACTCCCGTATACCGTTGCCCCAAGGAGGCGTAAACATGCCCACAACGACTCCCATTCCCCCGACAAAGGCCACACAGGCCACTAACCGCTTGAAGCGCAACGGCGCGGATTACGGCACGGGTGGCGCGGCGGCTGTGCCAATCACAACCTTGCTGATTTATGCCTACACCCTCTACGGGTTTGCCGAACCCCCTGCGCATGTCACGGCGGCTCTGACTGCCTTGATTAGTGTCTTGATAGGCGCAGGAATCGCGGCATGGCGGGAATACCGCCGCCCAACCGAAAGGCGCAACTGATGAAGCAATCTCAAGAGACTTTGCACCTGCTGATTTTCATGGGCATCGTGCTGTCAATCATTCTGGTAAGCGGGTGCGCTACCAAGGCACAAACCGAATTCATTGACGCAGATGGAACCAGCTTTAAGGCCACGGCCAAGGCTGGACCGTTCGGCCAGCTTGATTCCACGAATCAGCACCTAACCTACCGATGGAATGCTACCGATGGCACTATCGAAGTGGGGGCGAACGCGGAAGGCTTGGACAACAGCGGGCAGATTGAAGCTGCACAGGTTGCCGGCCAGCTTGTGACATCCATTGTTGCCAGCCTAGCGAGTGCAGGACTGTTCACGCCTAAGATTGACGTAGTGGCCCCTGATACTTCACCGCTCGACCGGTTGGCAAGTCTATGCGAATTGCTGTGCCGCGTCCCTGCGGGCATCGTGGACGGCTCCCCGATGCTTTCGCAGTCGCGTAGCCTGTGCGGGTGTGAGTAGTCAAGCATTACTTGACAACTGAACAGTCAAGGAATCCTTGACAGTTGGAGTTTTACAGCATGGGAAACAATTCCGGCAAACAAAAAGCCCCATCTAGCAAACCCGCCAAGCCAAAGAAGCCTGAGAAGCCTGTAAAGCCGCCCAAACCCAAGAAGGGCAAGTAGCATGGTTGCCGACAAGCCGCTAGGCCGGTACTTCCGGCTGTACGAATTGCTGGAATCCGACACCGCCACGCGGAACGGCTTGGAAGCCCTGCAATTCAATCCCCCGTTTCTAGTGGTGGACAACTTGACGCGACTGGCGAATGTCACTTTGGACCCCATCCGCACCGGCTTGGGTGTCCCCGTGAACGTGTCTAGCGGGTATCGGTGCAACCGGGTTAACACCATAGTCAAAGGCAGCGCGACAAGCCAACACCTCGTTGGTGAGGCTGCGGACCTGAAACTATCCTACGATTTTATGAGCGAGGCGCACTTGCGGCATCGGGCGGACTTGCGCGGCATGGTATTCGAGATTCTAGGAATCCCCGACACCGGCAAGCACTGGCCCCCCAACTTCTACCTTTTCGTTCACGTAGTCTTAAACCTAGACGCGCTGGACATTGACCAAGTGATTCACGAATTTGGCGAACCGGGCGCGCCTGCATGGGTTCATGTGGCATCCAGTACGCGGCAAAACAAGCGGCAGATAATCTTGTGGGGCAAGGGCGGCAAAAGGCTGGTATCTGTCAAAGAAGCCTTAGCGTTGGGGGTTTAGCGCAATGCTAGACGATCTCCGCAAGGGGCTAATCTCATTCCTTGCCGTGCGCAAGGCCAAGCTGATATCGCTCGCTTGGGTGTTTGTGGCGGCATGGTCCGCCGTGGGGGCAACGCTATTCATTCAAGGGCTGCTAGGCTATTGAGCGCGTCAACCATAAAGATTGGTGCAATCACCTACACCATAGTCGAGTCTGAATTAGCGGCCTACGGCTCTATTGATTATGAGACGCAAACCATTTTGATAAGGGCGGGGATGTCAACGGAAGCGCGAGCAGTAACCTTATGGCACGAAATCATACACGGCATCATGTACAACCTCGGATACAGCAAGCACAACGAATTGCTGGTTGACGGGCTGGCGCATGGGGTGTTCCAAGCACTCACGGATAATCCACAATTGCTAGGAGAAAAGCATGTTTGATACTGGTACGCAAGCCGAGATACGCGCCGTGTGTGCCGAACTTGCAGACATGCTCTGCGACAAGAATCGCAAGTATGGCAACTCCGCACTTGACCCCGTTCGGATATTCTCTAAGTGCGACACGTTAGAGCAAATCAACGTGCGAATAGACGATAAGCTATCGCGGATACGTTCGGGGCAGACTGACGATACAGAGGACCCAGAGTTTGACCTTGCAGGTTATTTGATTCTCAAGCGTGTAAAGCGCAGGCTCGCATGAGTGAAAACAAGGGCATCAAGAGCGAAGATGTGTGGGAAGCCTATCGCCAGTGCGGAAGCATTCGCGGCACGGCCCGGGCGTTGGGCATCCATAAATCTACCGCCAAGCACCACATAGACAAGATGGGTAAGCCGCAAGCCCAGCAAGCGCAAACTGCCCCGCAAGGTAAAGAATCCTTCTCCATAGAGCAATCCGACACGGCGCAGACAATCACATCGGTATCGAATACTGTACGAACGCTTGAGGATGCCCTAGGAGCGGCGAACGTGGACCAACTGGTATGGGAAGTCGAGCGCCACACGATAAATAAGTGGGACATGGCACGCGGCAACCAGGCGGACAAGTGGGACGCAATCGAGTTGTGGCAGGTCAAGGTATGGCTTAGGCGCCGGAAGCAGTCCGTATTCGTTGACCCGTTGCAAAGCCTCATTGACGGCATCCGCAAGATTGCGCCCAAGCAGGTATCAGTAAAGCGTAAGTCAAGCGGGGAACCGCACCTGCTAGTGCTTGGCCTGTTCGATGCGCACTTTGGCAAGCTGGCATGGGCGGCGGAGACCGGCAACGCTTACGACCTAAAGATTGCTGAATCAGTATTCGCCAATGCCTTCCATGATTTGGTGCACAGCGTTAGCGGGTACAACATCGAGTCCATTGTAATCCCCATCGGGCAAGACTTCTTCCACACCGACAACCCGCAAAACGCCACGGTGAACGGCACACCGC